ATTTGCTTTCCCTCTGTACTTCCTTTAAGAATTCAACCAATTCGCTTTCACTATTTGGGAATTTATTGTATCTTCCATGCTGTGTCCATTTAGGTATTCCTGATTTTCTTTCCGGTTCAGGTCCTCCAATCAAATGCATGTAATATGATTCTGTATTATCTGATACCCACTGGCTGTGAACAGTGTCCCGATCATATTCTTCTGCAATAAGTCTTGCACCATTTGCAAAATCATATTTGTAGTATCTGGCGCCAATATGTTCATCTGTATACCAAAGTCCCCAATCCTTATAATTTCTCAGCCATTCCTTACGCTGATCATTATTTTTCATAACAGGAAGCGGCAGTTTCTCCGATGTTTCTTCTTTGGCTCTCTCATCTGAGTCCAGACATGTGCTTATCAGATTTCTAAGCAATCTCAGTCCTGCCACGTTCATCTGGGCTTTCTGTAATACATTAACTGGGAATCCTGATTCTTCTGCTGCCACGAACTTTATTTCTTCCAGGTCTTTTTCTTCTTTCTTTAAATATCTCAAAATATTTTCCAGAGTCGGAACCGGAATATCTTTCAAATCATCCGGCCAAGCATCCGGTACAAGATCACTAATCTCAGGCAATAAATCTTGCTCGCTTTGATCCAGATCCTGCTGCCTTTCATCCGCGTTTTCTGCTGCCGGTTGGCAGCGCTTTGACATGTCCGACTCGGACACATTTTCTGCTGTCTCTTCCACTATTTTGGATTGGGCTGCTTCTGCTTTCTCCATAGCAATCTCATTCCACATTTTCTGAATGGAAGTTGCAAGATAAAACCAGTCATAGTTTCCAAGGCATTTATTACTCTCATCCCAAATCTGCACATAATCATCAAACAAATTAGCATGTGCGATTCCAAGCCCAGTATCGAACCACCATGTTCTTCTGCTGCCTATTTTTTCTTTTAACTCATCCGGGCTTGTCACTACATTTAACACCCTTTTGTGGAAGTCCTGTTTTAACCACTCATCAAAATCACCTATCAGCTTTCTGGTTAGATTATCAAGATATTTTTTCTCTTTCTCAGATGGTTTTTTTATGTCAGCAGCATCTACCACTCTTTTACTATATTCTTCTTTCATACGTTCTGCTGATACATGGCAGACCTTCTCCCCTTTTTCATTGTAAAATGCAAAATCTTTCTCTTTTGTTCTCTGTACTACTGCAAACTCTGCTCCCATTGCACTGAAGCGTCTGGTTGCTCCTACATACATTTTGAGATAAACATCCTCAAGAAATACCTTTATCATCCTTGCTATGTCCGGCAGAAATACTTCGTTTGCATCATAGTATGGACATTCTTTTTGTGGTTCTGGCATAGGTGCAAGCTTCACCGCTTTTTGTTTCTTTCCATACTTCTCTATCAGTGTTTCAGCCAACTGCTGCCATGTAATCAACTTTTCATCCCCACTACCAGGATTAAACAGAATTCCATTTGATTTTCCCTGATAATTCAAATATCCATTTCTGATCCGCACATCATTGTATATAATGCTGAGCATATAAATGGACATGTTCTTATCCCGCCTTTGAATTCGTTCTGTTGTTGATTTCTTTAAGCTTTCAAAGAATCGTTCGATCTGAATGTCAACATCAATTACCGTTCCATCTTCCGGAGGTCTTCTTCGTCCAATTGCTTCATCAAGTGTCAGCTGTCCAGGAATCTGACGTCCTACTTCCTGTTTTTCTTTCAAAGCTTTAACCTCTGGTAGCGTAATTGTTTCATTCTTTCTGTACAACCCCAGAGCCTCATCCTGGTGTTTCTCATCCAGATCTGTCAGTTCCCTTGCCACAGATATATTGATGTTTCCATTTTGAAACTCTTGCATGAACTCCTGACTTAATTTTTTCTGGATTGCATGATATCTTTCTAACTGTGTCCCTGATGTTCCGAGAGTTGCCTGTACCATGCTTCTGGTTGTCCCCTGCAGGTCAACCAGATCACGAAGTTCCTTAATTACCTCTTCTGTGATAAGCGCCTCCTGCATTTTCTCCCAATCACTTTTTTCACGGAACCGGTTCGCCTGGATGATTCCCAGCTTATTGATCAGCTGTTCCACTTTTCCATCTTTATCTTCTGGGAACTTTTCTGTATTCAGATTCACTTTTGTATATTTACAGTTAATCTTCCGAAACTCTTCATGTCCCTCTTCCACAAGCATCCTGCAGCACATTGTCCTACAGTGCCCTGATATGATCCTGTCTTTACCATCCACGTCCTCAATCAGAACGTCCTGCATAACCCCAAATAGAAGAATTGAGTTCTTCAATCCCTGCAGTTTCTCCGGATCTGTGGAATAGAAATTCTCTTTCGATGGCTCCAGTTCAAACACATCCCGATACACTGTATCACTGATATTCTCAGTCTCCGTGGGCTTTTTACGATTATTTACCATGTCGGCCAGATTGAATGCCATCAGGCTTTCCTCCCTTCCGTCCATTTATCCATCATAACTCCTGCTGCCACCAGATACTCTTTCACCAGGCATTCATAATCTTTTGCGGCTAAAGAACGCGCGGAATACAAAGGGATAGGTTTTCTTGCATAAGTACTCTCTGATACTTTTCTGGAATATCTTATCTTCGTCTTAAGCATTGGATACCCTGCTGCCTCTATCATTTCTGTTCCCTGTGCCTGTGCAAGGTTGTTTTTGTCATATTTTGTGATAAAGACCCAATAATTTTTCAATTCTGGGTTCAGTTCCTCTTTTGTATAACCAATCTGATTCACCAGTTCCGGAAGTCCTTCCGTTGTGTTATCATCAATTTCTACCGGAATCAAAACATCATCACAGGCTGTCAGAGCATTGATCGTTGATACGTTGATATCCGGTGCATTGTCAATTATGCAGAAATCATACTGATCAGCCACACATGCCAGTGCATTTTTTATCCTATACTGCTGCGGTCGTGTCTGATCGAACATTACTTCCTGGTTAGCCATCAAAAGACGCATATTTGCCGGCAATACATCCATGTTATGGAATTCCGTATGTCTGATCAGTTTTTTCATCCAGTCTTCCGGGTGCCTTGCAGTCATGATCCGATCTATTCCCTCTCCATCCTGTGTTCTGCAGTTCAATCCTCTTGATGCATCTCCCTGCTTATCGTTATCCACAATAAGCACTTTATTCCCCTGGCTTGCCAGAATATAGGCAACACTATTGGTGGTAACGGTCTTGGCCACGCCACCCTTTAAATTAATCACTGCAATTGTTCTCATACTCTTCCTCTTTTCTTTTTATTTTTTCTTATGTGCCCTATTTCTCAATTTTCTGTCTGCTCTTTCCATCCAATCAGGCTTCCCATCTTCCGGTTCATTATCAAAATAGATTTCTCCATCATCATCTCTGTAATAGTGAAAATGTATTCCTGATTTTGTTATTGTTCCAAGATATGTCATTGCCCTTGGATCCTGTTCTGTGCGCAAACTCCATCCTTTTCCCCACAATTCTTTAGTTTCCACGTTTTATCATCTCCTCCTGGAGCCATTGCGAATATGAATGTACTCCGGCCAACGAAGAAACTTTCAGTTTCAACCGGTTGATTACTTCATAGACCTTTTTCCATTCATCTGCATTTTTGATATCTTTTCCCTTTGTATCTTTAAAGGCATCTGCTGCCAGATCTGAGATTCTCAATACTCTGGATGTCACGAAGGTATCTCTGGTATATATGCAAATCTCACATGTAGAACGAAATCTCGAAAGGGCTTCTATAAGTGCCTGTAAGTTACACTGATGATATGTACTACTACTATTTCCGAACCCTTCTCTGGTCTCAGTCCTGCCAGCGTACACGGCTTCTATTACATATCCGTATCTGCGCTGAACTCTCGCCTGGCACTGTTTATCTGTTTCCAGATAAATATTGACTTTCACAGCTTGATTCCCCCTTTCTTTAAATTCGTCTGTTCAATCTGATCAATGTGTAATGGCGGTAATTGTACCCAGTTACCGGATTTTTCCCCTCAAAGAGCTCTGCTATGTAGTAGCCTTTCTTAGGCTTCACTTTCTTAGGCCAACGTTTCAGCTCCTCTGGCTTTGGCTCTGGAAGCGGCATGTTCCTGGAATGGCTGTAGTTTGCTTCACTAAGTCTGGGCTTTGCCAGGGTTCCGTCTTTTTTCTTTTCCCTGGTTTTCTCATCCTTTGTGATGTAATCAGCCAGCTTCTGGAAATCCTCTTCCGGGCACTTACTCTTCCTGATCTGAGTTACATATACTCCACCATAGGGCCAAGCCCTTTCAACAAGACTTGCCGTATTTCCAATATCGTTGATAATACAATGTATATGCCAGGCTCCCTTCGTCCCCCGCTCAATGTTCCGGATCCAGAAGAGCACCCTGCCTTTTTTCCTGTAAATCTTTCTTAGCTTGTCCATCATTTTCAAAAACTGCTTCTTGGCAGTGTCCATATCTGGAGGTCTGTTCTCTGGCTTGTATGTAAATGTCACCCACAGATCACCTGGTGAAAAATATTCCATCAGTCTGAGTCTTGCCCTCTTGGATTTATTCCAGGCGTTTACTCTCTGAACATCTTCAGGAGTGAGCTTTCTCTTAGGCAGTCTCTCCTTCCCCTTAGCTCCATACTTGCCATCATGATTCTCTTCCACATACAGGATATCCTTCTTCTGCAGATACCAGATTTTACGCTTTGTTTTCATACCAAAAGGCTCCTAAGTTTAATATCTTAATCGAGTACTAAACAGGGGAATTTCACCCCTGATTTTTCTTACATTCTTGACTTTTTAGTGGCCCAATGATATTATGTAATTGTTTGATTACATATGGACCTGAGCCGATGCACCCCTTGCATCGGCTCTTTTCTTTAGTTTACATAACTTTCTTTTTTCTGATCTGTTCCAGCTCTTTTTCAACATCTTTTCCGCTGTATTCTGTCAGAAGCTTTCCAGAGATGTTATAAGTCCACTTGGTGGACATCTTAATCGCTATTCCAATCGGCAGTTTTCCCTGCTGCATCGCAACACGTACAAACTGCGGGGACGTGTTGAGAATTGCAGCAGCTTCAGTTGTCAATATTTTTCCTGTGTTCATTTTTCGCATCCTGCTTTCTTATTATTCCATTGATAAATCCGTAATCGGTACATTTGAAATAACCTCTGATTGATCCTGCTGCCCCCATGTGATTTCGATTGTCATATGAGGGCTCTTTCTGGTGTTTTTCACCTGTCTCTCCATTTTTCTAATGAGTTTGCTCAAGAAGCCATCCTGCAGTGCTATCTCATGAGGTATTTTGCATACGATTTTTATATGTTCCATCTTTACACCATCCTTTTCTTCCCATCACTTTTAACCAGCAGCTTTCGCTATAGCCAAAACTAATGCGATTATTGAAATTACTAATGAAATTGTTTGTAGCTTCATTCTCTCACCTCGTTTTCTGTCGATATATCTCTACTTTTTTCCTTTCTATGGTAATTTATTTCATACTGTGTTAAGATTTCCCTACCCTAAATAGAAAGGAGGAATCACTATGGATGATTTAACCAGGGAACAGCAGAAACTTCTTACCTCTATGTACAAAGAAGTTTTAAGCCGTCAGCCCGCTGTATCCTTTGACGAAGCAAATTACTTTGCTAATTCAGATGTAGTTATGGATCATTTCTGTCCCGACTCTGATTCTGATCATGTATCTTCTCTTTGCTGGTCACTTGCTTCTGCCGGATACATCACTTGCGAACCTGGCGAAGATCTTGCCAATGAGATCAAGCTCACCGATAAGACAATCATTTACATGGAAAACAAATTTAAAAATGGTCTTAAGAGTGTCCTTGAGTTCCTGGCACAGTTCAAATGAGTTTTTGGCCAGCCGCCTTATTCCGGCTGGCCATTCTCATAATATGCTGCATGTACATGCTCCGATGTTTTGTGAAAATTTAAAGCATGTGCCACATCTTTTGTATAAGTACATGGTGGACAATCACCCTTTCTCTTTGGATTTTTGTAACATGTATTTTTCTTGCAGGTTGGAACATTTCCATCACAAAGATATAAAACCCTTTTCTGCTCTTCTCCTAACAAGTACTCCATGTTCGTTTTGAACATTCGAGACATCTTTTTCAACTTTTGGCTTGGAATATCTTTCTTTTCATTAATCCAGTTGTAATATGTTTTGTGAGATACTCCTAATTGCGAAGCAAGCTGCTCCTGCGTCAGCCCTTTTCGAACTCTTTCTGTTTCAATATTAGTTAACATTTTATTTTTCCTCACTTTCTTTTATTGACTTTCCTTTCCTGTTCTCCTATTCTTGAGCTACAGGGCACTGCCATGCCTGAGTATTATGAAAGGAGTTCTTTATATGACAATTCACGAAGTCATTGATCTGTTCAGTCACGAAATGATCAACGAAATCTATCACTCCACTGCTGACGAACTTTCCAAGGATGAACTTGTCAGTGCAGTACATGAAGTTGCATCTACTGTCCTGAAAACTTATGAAGCGCAAACCAAAAGATAAGCAGCATGGCAGTTATTCTTATTGCAGTAAGGGTAACTGCCATTTTGGTTATTGCTTCTTTTTCTTCTCTGACAAGCTTTTGCGTCTGCTTCCAGATTCTGTCATCGTGATATCTTACAAATCCTTCAAGTGCAAATCTCCTGTCTCGGTCACTTTCCATCTTTTCACCTCGCTTCTGTTATCCTGCTTTCTGGGTTTCTACTTCCATTGCATCTCTGGCTCTCAGGAGTTCTGAGTTATTCTCCATCAACTTAAGACTTACAATGTCCATCTGTTTCAGGTTCTGTACGATTGCTGTGATACGCTCTTTCTTTTCTTTGGTCATATTTTTCGCCTACCTTTCTGTCAAACTTGACTTTCTTTTTATTCTCTCCTATCCTTTAGGTACAGGGCACTGGCATGCCTGAGTATTATGAAAGGAGCAAGCTACCATGGATAAAAAACAAGCGCTTAAATCTATAGAACACTTTACTGAAGCTTCTCTTTCTGCCGTCTATGATGGCAACGCACCTGCTACCAAGTCTGATCTTCAAAAACTCAGATCCGACATTGCGCAACTAGCTAAAGAACTCTTGGATGCTTTTTCCAAGTAGTGTCTTTCCCCTGTTCTTTGGAGCAGGGGTAATTTCTATCATGCCAAGTGCTTCCAGACTTTTATAGCTATCTACAATTTGCATCTGAGCTACTCTCATATTTCCCAAGATCTTATCCATTTCAAATCCATCTACCTCAAATTTCTTTTCAATACTCCCATCTGCTGAATATTTGAATTTAATTTCTGTCAGAGTACTAAGCTGTCCTGCAAGATCTATTATTTTATTTTTCTTTTCTTCAATGTTCTCTAATGTTTTCTCTATTTCTCTGACATCTTTGATTTCTCCTGCATTAATTCTAAATCCAAATAATTTCATTTCTTTCTCACCTCGCTTTCTTTTTCGTTTGAATACAGTATAGTTGCTTCTTTATCCAGCTTTCTTTCCATCATCTTTTATACTCATAACCGCTTCCAACATCATCCCGAACACAGTTCGCTGACTTCCTTCATCCAAATAAGGAGCCATTTTAATAATGTTGTCTAAAGGATTATCTGTCATGTTGATTTCTGGGATTGTTTTAACTTTCATTCTCTCGCCTCTCTTTCTCATGTTGGTTATAAATGTAGCATTGACTTTTTTTCTCTTTTTTCTTATTCTTAGATTATTAGGTACTGGCATGCCTAAATCTTACCTAAGGAGGTTTTTATGAAATTCATTACTAAATCTGCATCTTCCTTCTACTCTTCCTTTTCGTTTAAATATCAAAAGCCTGCAATCTGTCCGCATTGTGGTTTTGGAACTGACGCTATTGTGAAAGAAAAAGATTATTATTCTTTCAATGATGGCCGTTTGCTCATATCTGTTTGCGAATGCACTGCCTGTCATAAATTTTTCTTTTTCGCCTGCGAAAACCCTGGAACAAATACAGATGATGCTCCAATGGTCTGTATGTATCCTTCTACTCAAATTGAGCCATACAAAAACGAAAATTTAGCCGCTATATCAGAACGTTTTATTGACATGTACAACCAGGCATTGCAAGCTGAATACAATCAAAATTTCGAATTAGCTGCTATAGGTTTCCGTTCCTCGCTTGAAATTTTGATAAAAGATTATGCAATACAAGAACTTGGAGAACCCGCTGAAACCGTTGCTAAACAATCCCTTTGTAACGCTATTGCTACATACCTTCAGCAAGCAGATCTTGTTAATACTGCCGATGTTGTCCGTATCCTTGGCAATGATTACACTCATTACAAAAGAAAATACCCAGAGCATGATTTTGTGCTTCTAAAAAAATATATGGAGATCTTCTTATCTCAAATAGAAGTCAAATACATGATCAAACATCCGCCGGTTGCTCGTTCTTAGTTGTATGCGAATCTCTTTCAGCTAGCAATTGACCTTCCAGGCTCCAATACTGTACAACCTGTCTGGATAGATCATCCAGTGTTCCTTTCCCTCTATTACTTTTTGTTTCAATTACTTGTATAACTCTTGCACTGTCAGTGCCATTTGGTCTGACAGTGTTTTTTTTACCTTCCATGTCTTCTCACCTCGCTCTCTTGTTGGTATATTTCAATTATATGTTGGTTAATCTCTTTTGTCAACAACATTTTTGTAATTAACCAACATTTTCTTCTTGATTTACTTTTTCCAATATGCTATTATGAATTCATCAGAAAGGAGGATCGGATATGAATGAGCGAATTAAAGCTCTACGAAAAAGGCTCGGCTTAACTCAACAAGCCTTTGCTGATAGGTTAAAAATAGCCAGAGGAAACATCGGTGCATATGAAGTAGGGAAAAACGCACCAAGCGATGCTGTAATTTCTTTAATATGTAAAGAATTCAATGTAAATGAAATTTGGCTTCGAACTGGTGAAGGCGGAGACGATAATATGTTCACGAAAGTGAATGAAGAAGATCGCTTCTCTATTAATCTTGGAAAACTTAGTAGGACCGAGAACCAGATGGCGAGAAATATGTTAAATGCTATCGCAGAAGCTGATCCGGAAAAGCTAAAACATATTGAAGAATTTATGAAAGCTTGCCTGGGCATAGAATAAGAAAAGAGCCAACCTCAATGGTCGGCCCCTATCATGGTAATTATTATTAAGTAGATCCGCCTCAGAACGGATTCTTCTTTAATCAAGTTTACCAACTCAATTATTTTGCCCTTGTACTCTTCTTTATCATTCTTCATCATATGTATAACCCCTCCGTTCTCGTTTGTTCGAACGTTTGTTTGCTTTTAATATACACCATTTATATTTGAAGTGCAATATATTTCACAAACATTTGTTCGTTCAGCATTATCTTTTATACTTATTATACGATAAACAGAGGGATTAATTTGCTTCGGCGTTTTAATAAAATCTAACCCTAAGGAGGTGGTCGATTGTCTCGTCCTATAACCAAAGAGGATGTTATCCAAAACAAAAAGAAGGCCATAAGATCCATGAACAACATACTTGAAGCGTTAATCAATGATTCCTCTAATAAACATTTGAAGAAAGCTGATTTAATTTCTTATTGGCTGCAGAGCTATGCCGAGTTCATCCGTTTTGAGGAAAAATTTAATCCATCAAAACTATTGGCGTATACACGTGGCGATATTATTCGTGTTAATTTTGGTTTTCGCGTGGGTGCCGAATTAGGGGGCTTGCACTATGCTGTTGTATTGGATAAAAAAAATCCTCATAATGCTAATACTCTCATGGTTGTCCCTTTATCTTCCATTAAGCCAAATAAGGCAGTTCATGAGCGTGATTTGTCACTTGGTACTGAATTTTATAGCCTTGTATCTACTAGATTTGGCCGACAACTGATTGATGCCAAAACCAAATTAAGCGAATTTCGTTCACTCTATGAGGTTTTTGCAAAAATACCAGAGTCTCAACAAACGGCAGAAGTAACAAATGCTTTGAATAATCTCACAGAGCAAATAGGAGAGCTTGAAAAGACAATCTTTTTGCTAGAAAGAGATAAATTTGAAATTGAAAATATGAAAACAGGAAGTATTGCGAAAATTGAGCAAATCACTGCAATTAGCAAAATGCGTATTTATACTCCCAAAAAGGCGGCTGATTTCTTATCCGGTATCCGTCTTTCAGCGAACACAATGTCTCGCATTAATAAAAAAATAAAAGAATTTTATATTTTTGATGAATAAGTCTTGACTATGAGGCATATACTGAATTATAATAACTTCACAAAACAATTGTTTTGTATAATTGCGCCTACAGGGCATTAATAGAAGATTGAAGTTATTATTGTGAAGACCTCGTAGAAATACGGGGTCTTTTACGTTATAAACAAAACCGCCTCAGTGTTACCTGCGCCAGAGTGGCACATTTTTTGAAAGGATGTGATTATCATGCTCCAGGCCTCATTACGTGAAAGCAAACTTCTGTTGAATAATCATGTTGATGCTCCTGAGTACTGGCATAATAAAATCGAGGAAATAGAGCCTGATGAAGTCGATCTAATGTTATTAGATGAAATCCGTAAGAATCCTGAGTGTCACGAATTTGTTTCTCAGGAAGAGCTGATGAAAGAACTTGAAATGAACTAAATAAAAATCGCCCCAGTGTTACCAGCACCAGAGCGATCTGTTGAATAATTTGCAGTGTAAAGAAAACTGCTATAATCATTCCATAGCAAGATTATTATAGCACTTTTCTTTACACCTGCAAAGGTGTATTTTTTATACTCTTTTTTAGAAGAAAGGTGATGTTATGAAACTTCCAAATGGATTCGGATCTATATATAAACTATCTGGCAAACGACGGCGGCCATGGGTAGCTGCAAAAACCTTCGGATGGCAATTTGATGAGGAGGGACAACGAATCAAACAGAAGAGGCAAGTAATCGGATATTTTGCTACCCGGCAGGAAGCTATGACCGCCCTGGTACAATACAATGAAAATCCTTACGATCTGGATTCTAATAAAATAACTTTTTCTGAAGTATACGAAAAATGGTCGGACAAGTATTTTCCAACTCTGGGTAATCCCTCCAGTATCCGAACAATCACTGCGTCCTACAAGTACTGTTCTTCCCTTTATGATATGCGAATGAAAGATATCCGAGTCGAGCATCTGGAGGGAGCTATCAAGGATGCTGATGTTGGATCCAGCACCAAAGGACGAATGAAGAGCCTCTTTAATCTCATGTACAAATGGGCTATGAAACATGATCTTGTGGATAAAAACTATGCTGCTTTATGCGATGGTGTGAAACGAGAACGTCCGAAGATCGTCCGCATTCCTTTCTCTGATCAGGAAATTACAGCTCTTATAGAGCATCCTGAAATACCATTTGCAGATATGATCCTGATCGGGATTTATTCCGGCTGGCGTCCTCAGGAGCTGGCAGTTCTGAAAATTGCAGATGTGGATCTGGATAACATGACATATACTGGCGGACTGAAAACCGATGCTGGCCGTAACCGTCTAGTTCCAATTCATCCACTGGTTGCTGATCTAGTTCGTAAAAATTACGAAAATGCAGTTAATATGGGAAGCGATTATCTTTTCAATGATCCAGACGGCCAACAAGGCACTCACCTTACATATGATAAATATCGCGGACGCTTCAAAAAAGTCATGTCCAGGCTTGGAATGGATCACAAACCTCATGACACCCGACATACTTTTATTACAAAAGCCAAAGATGTGGATATGAATGAATACATTTTGAAAATGATCGTTGGGCATGAAATCGCTGATATCACAGAAAAAGTTTATACCCACCGTACTGTGGAAGATTTGAAAAGAGAAATGGAAAAGATAACAAAATGATTAGCAGCAGGCATTGTCCTGCTGTTTTTTCGCGGTAAAATTGTTAGCTACGTGTTAGCTACGTCTGTTAGCTACTTGTTAGCTACTTGTTAGCTACCGTCATTTTTTCATGTGTTTTCATACTGTTTTGAGCAAATTTCCGAAAACTAAAAAAATGCCGTAAACTCTTGAGTTTACGGCATTTTCAACGCTTTTACACTTTATGGAATTAGAACTTACCAGCCTTAGCAGCTTCCTCAACAGAAACAGCTACAGCAACAGTAGCACCAACCATCGGGTTGTTACCCATTCCGATAAGACCCATCATCTCAACGTGAGCCGGTACGGAAGAGGA